GGGCTGATCACAGAACAGTCCTGTATTGCGCCAACAAAAGGGACTGGTTCTCCGAGGATTCGGAAGCCGCGCAGATGAAAAGTCGTCGCCGACCGACACGCGCTTGCAACTGAGTGACTGCCGTTGCATACGACAATCCGGGGATGACTGACATTCTCGACCTCAAAGGCTGGACCGTGCATTCCAAGACTCAATGCGGTGGTGAATACGTGATTGATGCCGAGTGCCGTATTAAAAAACCCGCCTAAGCGGGTTATGTTGTTATGTAATTTGTAATTCAAGTTCGCCATTGATCGGCGTTTTCTTTGTAACCTTACCTTTTTTAACTGGTTCCGGTTTCTTTTCCTGGTGGTTGTCGTTCGACATCGCTTTGATGGTCGTCAACCGTTCTTTGCTGATTTGCTTTTCAGCGTGTAATGCTGCTTCCAGTTTGTACAGTTTTCCCTGCATGGCGTGCAGTTCGTCGGCATAGGCTTCAATCTCGCTCTGTTTCTTCATGAGTTCGCCTGTCAGCTTTTCGGACTCTGCTGCAAGATCATCGGCCGATTTCATTAGTTCGTTAAACCGTTCGTTTTGTTCTGCTGCTGCGGCCATTTGTGATTTGCGTTCCTCTGCGAATTCTTCGCTGGCGTGTTTCGTGGCCAATTCCCATATTTTTGCCATCATTGATTCTCCAGCATTGATCACTCCATCCGGTATCTCTGAGGCGTCAATTTCGGATTCGTCTTCAACCTTTTTCCAGGTCTTCATGCCTTCTTGGATTGTCGTAAAGCTGCCTCCTCCAAGAATAGCCCGGACACTTGCAAGCGTTGGCCGGTTGCCTTGCTTGTCTATCTGGTTTGCTGCGGCGTGAATTTGTGCGGTCGTAAGTGCCATGGTATAAACTCCTAAAGTGTAAATGTTGTAGTGTTGTATTGTAATGTGTAAATATTACAAATCAATATTCTGTTGTCAGTCGTCCATCGTCCAGGCGTTTCATGATGTCGCATTTTTCGCCTGTCGCATATTTAGCTTCCTTCAAGTTTTTACGTGCCTCCTTCAAAGTTGCGTAATCGTTCCAAAAATATTCGTTGTCCATGCCTGGGCTGGTTACGATGACCCACGGTGTCGGGTTGTTTTCTGCTACTTTTGCTATCACATTTCTCCTTTTGTTGCGGTTAAAAAACATCCTGTCCCAAGATTCCGAGCCTTCCCCCTTGGGTGGGTTGCCGGCTTGATTTGCCGATCTTTTTTACTATCCATTACCCTGAGTTCGTCGCCTGGAAGATTCCGGACTCGATGAATTTCGGGCGTGTGCCGGAAGTTTTGTAAATCGCAGATTTATGAATACCGGCATGCGTTCGAAATAGGACGTAGTCCGGTCATCGTGTCAGGATTCTGTAAGAAAAGCGACTAACTCCGGGTAATCGTAAAAATCGACAAATCAAGCACGGTCCGCGATAGGGATCGTTACCCGTATGGGCCGTGACAACTTGTTGGCATGGTTGCGAAGCAATAGAGCCCGGGCCGTAGGCATCGCCCTATTGATCCAATAAAAACAGGCGAAAAAAAAGCCGGAATAAATCCAGCATCCAATTAAATAAAATTACGTAAAAGTGTGCTATAAGTCCCTAACTTTTATGATCTGTAGCGAACTGATTTTAAAGTTAACACTTCTATACATCGCATCAAGTAGCCTAATAGACTATTTTCATCATGCGAAAAAATCGGGCGTGCGCTTGCTCCAAATGAAGCGACTACCGCGCCAATCGGAGCTAAGGTTTTTCCCAACGCTCGAAACAGCTTATCTCCTTTAGATGTTCCTTCGTACTGGGCGACAAGTGCGCGTGCGGCCCATTCTTCGGCCTTGAAACCTGCGAGTTCGGCCATTAAAACCTGATCTGCTGCTGGGCATGTCTTGCGGCCTGCTCTCCAGTCGCTAACCGCTGATCGGTTTACTTCAAGTGCTTTTGACAATTTGTTGTCATTGCCTGCCTTTTTTGAGGCTTCATCAATTAGTTGAGTTAAATAGTCGGGTTTGGTTTGCATGGCTGTTCCGTTTTCGTGTACATTTCATCCATGTTCACTTTTTTAGAACATCTGTTCTCTAAAAGGTTACTAAGTTTACCAAAACGGGCCTAGCAATGCAAACGCGACAAATTGACCTTTCGACTCCAAAAAAGTCAAACGCTTATCTAAGGGCGATGAATGACCTTCAGGTCATTCAATCGCGTAAGCAAAACGGCGCTGTCACGCTCTCAGGCGATGCTTGGGAATCTGCTGCTTGCTACGTCATCGATCAAAAAACCGGCAATGCCGAATCCTGGAAGCACATTGCGCAATTTCTCGAAGATCAGGAACTAGAGGCGCTCGGCCTTCGTCGGCTTTCGGCTGTATGCGCTTCGCGGCAGGGACCCGCTTGCGGGATGGGTCCGCGAAGCGCGCACCCCGTTGGTAATACGGGGATAACCTCAACTATCGCTAACGGGGTGTCAAATGGTTAACGCTGGCTTTGCGCCGTTGGTTGTTGATGGTGATACGGTCAAAATGCGGATTTTGGCTGAACGGCAGTTTCATCGTCGTTCCGTGCATGTGGATTGGGTTCGTTTTACCTGTCTGCTGCGCGATGCGCCAGTGCCCAATGCTGATGTGTTGTTTACCCGTTGGGACAATCCTGATCTTGAGATACAAGATGCCAATCGGGTTCGTTCTCTGATGGATTTTCATGGTTCTGAATTTCAGGCAACGGCGCAAGCTAACGAGTTGGCGCACCGTGTAGCGGCTGCGCTTGGGTCTGATTTTCACGTTTTTGAAGACGCGAAAAAGGGCATGGATTTCTACAAATACCGCTGGTCGATCACACTGAATGGTAATGAGGTGGCCTGGGTCGGTTTTCTCTCAAGCTCGGACAGTCCGCGCCAATCAAAACAAGCTGGAACGATTCACGCAAACATCATGGGAACGGCGTGCACCTTCGCCTCTGAGGGTTGGACTGATCGTCTGGCCGAACTGGTAGATGATTGCGAAGCTACGTTAACCCGTGCTGATCTTGCTCTGGATTTTTTTGATGGTTACCCAGGCGGCATTGAAGCGGTGCGTACTTCATACCGTGAAGGTCGTTGTAATGTCGGTGGCCGTAAGTTGAAATTTAATCTGGTCGGTGATTGGGAAAACGGTCATGACCGTTCTGTTTATATCGGTTCCCGTGAAGCTGGAAAGATCACCAATATCTATGAAAAAGGTGATCAGTTGTATGGCGAAAAAGCGAATTCTGATTGGGTTCGTTTTGAGCTGCGTTATGGCAATAAATTTCGTGTTCTCTCGTCTGAAATTTTGCGCCGTCCTGATGACTTCTTCGCTGGTGCTTCTGACTGGCATCAGTCAGTCATGCTACAACAATACAACATTACAACAATACAGACAAATGTTGAAGCGGAAAAAGTCCCTTGCCTTCCGCGTCTTCAAATCGAATCCTGTACCGCTGAATGTTCACGCAATTTGCGTTGGTTAAAAAATACTGCGGCTTCATCGCTTAAAGCTGCCATAGATTTTCTGGATCATGACGATCTGGTTCAGTTGATCGGTAATGCTGTGTTACCCGGTCGTCTGCGTAAGTTTTCAAAAGAACAAATAGCAAATTGTTTCAGTCCGGCTGTAAAGGTCGTTACCGAATTACCTAATTTGGTTCGTGTTCCTGGAACAGTGGCGACATATTCTTTTTTCTCGGCTAACCCTTCGCCCGTGGGTTATTAAGCTGTTTAACTTGGGCATTAACTAGGATTAAAAAAATGAAATTTGCAAATCAACCTTCTGTCTGTTTTGGCATTAAAGAATCAAAAGGCGAATTTGACGGAAAAGCGTTTTCGTCTACGACCTTTTATCTTCCGGCTGATATGGCTGGAAACCAGTCGGGTCGTGCTATCGGTGTCGTCACGACTCCGCACAAATTTGGTGATGCGTCCGAATTCTCCAAGTGGGCGCATTTGGAAAAGTCTTTCCCGGTGGGTGGTGTGCCTGTCTTGTGTGATTTTGATGTCGTCGCGGGTCGTGATGCGAACGGCAAAGATCAGGCCAAATTGATGCTGGTAGGTATTCGCCCTGCCCCTGTCAATAAAGGCTAATCAAAATGAGGCTCATCATTCAATCATTGGTAACAGGTCGGTTTCTCGCGCCGTCCATGGATGGTGGTGAGCCTGTTTGGGTTCGCTCTCTGCGTGAGTCTGGTGGCGGTGTATCTGCCGATATGGATCAATGCGCCCAACTGATGATGGATAACACGGATTCCGATGATCGGGCCGTGGTTATTGATCTTGATCGGCTTGGTACTGTTAACGATTATTAAGGGGTTCTCATGGAAGATGAAACTACAGAACGTGATAACGATTATTTCGGCTGTGCCTTTTGTGAATGCTTTTCACTTGATGACGACGTCGATATTGATGAATCAACCGGTTTTTGGAATTGTCCAGAATGCGGTGAACTGAACGGTGCTGATTAATGCGTGTCCTGGTTTGTACCGTTGACGTTGACCCTTGCCCTGCTGCGAACGTGGCGACTATGGCCCTGGTGGATGTGTTTGACCCTATTTCACTCGGTATCACACCGGCTGAAATTTTGTCGGTTTTCTCCTGGGGCTTGTCTACGGTTCTCCTTCTTTATTTTCTGGGATATGCCATTGGCGCGGGTGTGGCTGTGATTCGTAAGGCGTAAGCGGTAAGCCTCCAGGGGTTTACCGGTGCCGCTTTGTGCACTGTTTGTGTTAGTTAACTTTTAAGGAGTATTCAAATGGCTGATATTTTTGCCGCGATTGATCTCGCAACTGTTGCCGCTTCGGTGGTGGGTATTGGTGTTTTGGTGATTGGTATCACCATGGCCTTCAAGGGCATTGACCTGGGCAAGCGCGGCGTGCGCAAGGTCTAAACATCATGTTTAGTGGCACCGCTCTTGCTCTCATGTGGACTCTTATTGCCATGCTTGGCGGCTTGAGTGGTGTCGTGTTTGTTCTTGGTTTGAAGGCTGGTTTGTGATGGTTAAATCGCTTTTCCGTCGCGCCTTTGGCTTATTCTTTGCGCTCTTTCTCGCTCTGGTCTTTTCTTCGTCTGCTCACGCGCTGATACCAAAACAAAACATTGCTTTTTATTACGGTGATACCGTTAAAAATACCAATCCTGTGTCTACGCCACAAGAGGTCTATGATGTTTTCTATCAAAATGGGCTTGTTCCATGGAATTACAAACGTTGTTCGGAGTATGTTGGTCCCACGATGACCTCATGCGCCAAAACTTGGAATTTAACTTTTTCGGCATCTGGTTATCAAAAGTTGACGCAAAATGTATATGTTTATACAGATACCAATAGCTATTCTGGGCCGGGCACCTTGGATGTGCACCAAGATTTTGCTCTAAGTTGTCCTGCTAATTCGACTTTGTCCGGTACTCAATGCGCCTGTAATTCTGGCTATCAAGAAAATTCCACAAATACCGCATGTGAACCTATTCCAATTACTTGTCCAGTGGGAACTGTTGTTCCTTTTGATCAGGCGATAGGCTGGTTGAAAATTGGTTCTGACTATGCGCAATGGTCTGATTACGTTTGTGTCCAAAATGGTTCTAACCTTTGTCAATCCGTATTTATTGCCAATCCCGGCACCGTCGAAGGAACATTCGCGGGTGTAATGATTGGCGCTTCGGTCAATGGTTACGAGGAAACTGTTATTCGTGGTACGGCTGAATATACTGGCGATAGTTGCGGCACGGTTACGCCTCAAACTGTTACGGCTCCTCCTCCTGCCTGTATCGGGCAAATGGGAACCGTGAACGGTGTCCAGGTCTGTATTCCTTCTCAAAATCCCTCCGAGGTGGCGACTGCTAATGCTGCCGCTGCTGCACAGGCTGCCGCTTCTGCTAAGTCTGCCGCTCTCGCTGCCGGTGCAACCGAGGAAACTGCGTCGGCTGCCGCGACTGCTGCCGCTGCTGCTGTGACTGCTGCGCTGAACGCTGGCAAATCGTCTGCGGTTGCTGCGGCTGCTGGTGCTGCTGCCGGTGCTGCTGTGGTGGCTGGTGCTGGGGGTGCTGCGGTCTCTGCTGCTGCTGTCGTTGCTGCTGCTGAAAAGGCTGCCTATGATGCGGCGATTGCTGCGGGCAAATCGGCTTCTGTTGCGTCTGCTGCCGGTGCTGCTGCTGGTGCCGCTGCTGGTGCTTCTCTGGCTGGTGGTGGCTCTGCTGGTGCCGCTGGCGCCGCTGGCTCTGCTGCTGGTGCTAATGTGGCTAATGGTGGATCTGCTGCGGGTGCTGCTGCTGTGGGTGCTGCTGCTGGTGCTGCTGTCTCTCAAAAGGAGGCGGATAAGCAATCGAACAATGTTACTGATCTGGCTGCGGATGCTGCTCCTTCTCTTTATGAATCAAAGTATCCTGATGGTCCTGGGGGTGTTTGGGCGGCTGCTAAATCCGAATTAATGGCTACTTCGCTTTACGGGCTGGCTCAATCGTTGACACCGACAATTACCGAATCCGGTATTCCTTCTTGGATGGTTGATGTTCAAATTGGCTCAACAAACTACGGCAGTTTCAATGCTTCGCCTCCTGAATACGTTTGGCTATTTCTTCGCGTCTGCGTCATGCTTTCGGCTTTGTTCCTGGCGCGTGCTTTGATCTTTGGGGGTTAGAAAATGGGTGATTTGTTCTCGTCACTTTTCGCAAAAATCAATGCTGTTCTGGCGTGGTTTGGTGATTGTTTGTCGCGGTGTTTGTGGCCATATGGGATTTGGTGAAGGATGGTTTTTCCTGGGCGCTTGAGTCTGTTTTGGATATTGCTGTTTCCGCTGCTCAGTCTCTCGATCTTTCCGGCATCACAAACAATATTTCGTCATTTGGTTCGATCCCTGGGAACGTCATGCAAGTCATGGGGGCTATTGGCTTGGGGCAGGCTTTGGCGGTGGTGGTTTCGGCTATTGGTATTCGGTTTCTTTTGCAGTTAATCCCGTTCGTTCGTTTGGGGTCGTAAATGATCAATATTTTGCTCGGCGCTCCTGGTGGTGGAAAGAGCTATGAGGCTGTTGTTTATCACGTCCTTCCCGCTGTCCGTCGCGGTCGGTTGGTGATAACTAATTTACCGTTGTCCCTCGATGAATTTGAGGCCGTAGAACCCGGTTCCAGTCAATTTATTGAATTGCGTACTAAGTCCTTAGTTTCACCTGATTTAAAAATTATGGCGCATTCTCGTTTCGGGACTGTGGCTAGGGCTGTTGATAATCGTCCATTTGCAAATCCTGAAGATTTCGCATCTGAGTGGCGTTCACCTGAGGGCATGGGGCCTTTGTATGTGGTGGATGAATGTCACTTTGTCATGCCTAAGGGTGGTACCCGAATCGAGGTCGAGGAATGGTTTTCCATGCACCGGCACTACAATGCCGATGTTTTGCTGATGACTCAATCCAGCGGGAAAATATCTGAATCAATACGTGACTTGGTGCAGACTTGTTATAAGGTTCGCAAGGCTATTGCCTTCGGTAAGCCTGATTCGTACATTCGCAAGGTCTTGGATGGTGTGAATGGTGGTGAAATATCCGTTGGACAACGTGACTATAAAAAACAGTTTTTCAAGCTTTATAAAAGTCATACTAAGGGGGAGGCACTTCCCGAGGAACAGGCTCAGGATGTTTCACCGTCTATCGTGAAATTCAAGCGTATGACCTGGGCGGTTTTAATCGTTGGTGCTATTGCTTCTGCTTGGTCAATCTCTCAGTTTTTTAAAGAGAAAAAACCCCAGCTTGTTCCATCACGGCAATTGGTTAGGCTTCCGTCATCCTCTGTTCCAGGCGCACCGGCTGTGGTGCCCACTCCGGGCCAAACCCTACAAGCTGCGCCAGTTTCTGCCCTGGCTGCTGCACCTATTCCTCCTGACTTGAACCCTGAACCCTTCGCTACAAAGCAAGTGCATTTAACTGGTTCGGCCACGATGGGTAAACGCACCATTTATCAATTCTCTATCTCGCAAAACGGCGCTGTCGTTATGCAGGTGATGGATTACGATTTGGTCAAAGCGGGTTATAAATGGGCTCCGCACATTGCATGTGCTGGTACGTTGACCTGGGGTGGCACTTCCAGGGCTGTTGTGTGTGATTCGCCTCAAGTTGCTATAGGTACTTCTGGACAATCGGCGTCGCCTGTGGTTTCAAGTACTCCGGTTCCTGCTGCTGGTGTCTAATCCCGCGAAGCGGGAAAATTTTTTTCACACATTTAATTGTTGTATTTTTACTACATTACAATACAACAATACAACAATACAACATCATGTATTAAAGGCTCTGCGGAATAACGTGTAGAAAAGGAAATGAAATCATGCCTCATGCAAAACGCCCAACGCTTGGACGTTACGGACGGACTTGGCACGACGGAAAGGCACCGGACGGTTTCAGGGTCAACGGTTGGCGCAGGGTCACCAAAGGCGGCTATGTCCGCTTTTGCCATGACACTCACTACCACGAGAAGTTTTCACAGTGGGCGGGCCTGTGGGTTTTCGTAGAGCTGGACGATTGCTACGGAATCAATGTGAACGTTTGGCCCGATGAGCCTTGGGCTGCCCCCAGAACAGTCATGTATTGCGCCAACAAAAGGGACTGGTTCTCCGAGGATTCGGAAGCCGCGCAGATGAAAAGTCGTCGCCGACCGACACGCTCTTGCAACTGAGTGACTGCCGTTGCATACGACAATCCGGGGATGACTGACATTCTCGACCTCAAAGGTCACCGCGAAGCCATGAAGGACAGCACCGAAGAATCAGCCGCGCCTTGTGATACCAACCTGGTCACAGAATCCAACTCGTCAACCCTGGACAGGAACGACTGTATTTGATCCTTTGGCACCACGGACGAGGAAGCGACCAACCCAGAACAAACGCCGGGATCGACCTGGACGGGAATGGCACTTTGATCGTAGCAGGTGCATTTATTCCGGCTTGCTACGCAACCCGCGAACACCGGAGCAGCCGGAGCAGCCGGAGCCGAAGACACTGGCGACGATGCAGCACCAGACGCAGGAAACACCGTTTTTTCGACGGTGTATTCTATGCCGTCCTTTACATACGTGACTTTTTCACCTGATTTCGCTTGACCAGGTTCAGCCAATTTTGAAACCTCTAAAGGCTTGCCGTTGACACGATCAACTAACCGCGACTGCAAAGACGGCACCAGGTACGCCGCAGCAGCCAGGCCAGCAGCAACAAACCAGACCAAGCCCGGAATTTTGCGTTTTTGCTTGGTGTGAACTTCCGCGCTTTTGTACAGATTGAAGACGTTTTTGTCATAACGCCAAGGCGCTTTTGTCATCGCATTTTTATACAGAAGGGACCTAGACGCATGATCCCATTCATAGACCACCGCCATACCCATGTTAGCCACGCGCCGGACATGCAAATGCCGGTCAACAAGGCTAAGAATGTGACGGTCCACATTCATACAATTTTGAGTTATGAGGATGAAATCAACACCAATATGACGATGGGTGTCTAGAGCTTGTATGTCCGGAGGCACTGGCGAGCCGTTCGGCCTGGGGGGCCAAAACTTCTGAAACTCGTCAAAACAAATAACCGCACCAGGCTTAGCCCAGTTTTGCCAATTTCTCAACGCCGCCTCGTTACCGTCATACACCCAGTATTTGTTAGCATCAAGCGCCCAGGTACCACCGCCCTCAATCTGCTCGTGATCAATCAGAAGACCGTTGATATTGGTGAAAATAGTTCGAGGCAGTTTGACGGTTACGCCATCTAAGACCTGGTCGACCGTATCGCCAACAAACGGACGCAAAAGTTTTGCAATGGCATAGAGAGTTTTTCCAGAACCCGGAACGCCCGTTATCAAAGTGATACTCATATCAGCCCGGATTAACGCCGAGGATTTTTGTCGCGTTTTGCACTTGCCACAAAAGCAGCTTAGTTGTCAACGCCCCAGTAATAATGCCAAGCGCCTGACCACCACCAGCCAGCAGGAACAGGTTAAACATATCGGCAGACAAACCACCCAGGCCGGACATAAGCGCAGTTTTCAACTGGGTAAGGATCGCCTCCATGCCGACAATTGACACCACAGAAAAACCGAGAGCAGTCAGCAGCCGACCCGCCAACGGTGTCAGCATAGACAAAAGCCATGTTCCGATTTTCATGATTCAGACCTTCCAGCGCCGAAGCCAAAAATAATCATCATTGCCGCGAAAGTCGCCATGATAAGAATCATTGGCTTTGCATACGTGACAGTCATATCACAGGTCTTAGCCCAATCCCCAGTCGTGATAGTCTGACCATTACCGATTACCTGAGTTAGATTTGACGGACACGAACCGCCAGCAAAGCCCAAATTTTCAGCCTCAAAACTGATGGTTTTTGTTGTCTTTGGTATTTCACCTTCCGGAACGTCAAATTGATCAGTCCGGCAACCGTTACGATCAGGATTTTTTATACAAGGGTCTTCCGTTTTTACTGGCTCCGTGGCATCAGTGACAACTGGCGTCTTTGTAATCGTGGTCACACTTGACACCGAATTGTCAACATTGACCACCGTAACAGTGGTTTCGTTTTTGGTATTGGTGATCGTGTCACCTTGAAACGTGAAGAAACTTTTAGGTTGACTGATCGTCTTTGTACCATCAGGGTTTTGTGTTTCAGTCTTTGGACCAAGTACCTCGGAAGGCCCGGTCACAGTTGGAGCAGGGAAGGGGATATCGCCACCCTTGTTCAAAATCTCAGGAACCACGCGAGGATCGAATGGCGTTTGCATCATGTAGGGCGCGATGTCATCCATCGAAGAAGGGAGCCATGTAGCAATTTGCGGAGCAACAGAAATTGCCAAAATTGATTTTTGACTTTGTGCATAGTAAGCACCAGTCGATGTATTGTAAATTTTGTACAAAACGGTAAAGGGTGAAACAGACCCAGTGATGCTATCAATTTGAGGCGTGTAACCATATGGGATATTCTCAGGGTCCAACACAAGCTGCTTGTATAGCATTGCGCTCGCGCTAGGTGTGCTGGCATCTGTACGACTATCAGCGGATGTCCGATAGTTATAGCAAGGAGCAACAGTGCAAACAGTTGCATCTTTGCGTTGTATCTTTGTTGGGTCAGCCGGGTCTATTTGCCCACCAGAATCGAGCAGCCACTGGAGAGCAAAAGGCAAGGCAAATAGACCGATCCCAATGGGACCACCGGCAATCGCGCCGATAGCATCAACGAGGGTTGCCGCTGGCACGTTATACCCAGCTTGGAACGGGTATTTTGTGCCAGCCATGAAAACATCGCCGCCCATACTCATCGTCATCGTGGGGCCTTTTGCGGCCTGAGGGATGCCATAGTTACCGGCATAAGCCCAACCGCCAGATTCAGGGCTGATCGGTAAGACCGAATCCCAGTTAGAGTTACTGTTGACTGTCCCAACTTTTGCACTGTTGCCAGTAGTCGAAACACCAAAATTTTTCATCTGGGCGAGATTAGCCGCGCTTACTTGAAAAGCACATAAAGCCCCAAAAACAACAAACCCAAAGGCGCGTAGGTGTTTATTAACTGAAAATGTTCGTAAGTCATGAATCTGCATGGTTAGTGTCAAAAAGTTGAATTAATTTTTTACCGCCCCAGACTGCACAAAGCAGCGTTAGAGCGACCAAAAAATAATCATAGGAGAGGGAAACACCGCCGGAGTGGTCACAGGACGGCAAAACGGGCCAAGGCTGGACGGAAGCGGTACAAGTACCACCATTGGTACGACTGCACATTTCAAAGCCACTGGCGCCGTTGTCCGCATTGACACATTCCAAGGTGAAAACATCAGCGCCGACCATGTTCCGCATAGACGCGCCGGAGCAAGCCGCAACGAGCGCGTCAGCCTGAGCCGGATAACAAACGTTTTGGAAAAGTGAGCCCATTTTTTTAACCTTTATTTTCCAAAGCTGCCCGGAGCTTGTAGGCGGAGCAGCTTCAGAAAATCAGCTAACCGATTTAGAACCAGCCCATTTTGGTGCCGAGCTTTTTCAGACCCCAAACACCAACCATCACGGCAATGACGGAACCAATAGCGGTCATCAGGTCATCGCCGGCAGTCGTGATTGCGGTCGTTGCCTCGGTAGGAATTGCAGCCATTGCAGACGAACCAAGCGCAGCCAAAGAAACAACAGAAACCACAGCGAGAATTTTGTTCATAAGAACTCCAGTTAAATAGTGCGAAATTGCACCGCGAAGCCCCGACCCGCGAGGCTTAACGGTTTGTTTCATTGGTAATCGTTCACCGTGCCAAGCCGCTCCAGATCGACAACAAAAGCGCGGTCATCTGGGTCGCAGTTGTCAATAATCAACATGTGACAGGCATCAAGATCAGTTATCACCCCGCCGCCAGCCTCCCGCAGCGACCGAACCCAGACCGGCTCATCACCACGAGGGGAAGGGCAGAGGAACCGACCCGTAACGGCAGACTGCACGAGGTAGCGCGGCACGGTCAGCCCTTCACACCAGCCGGCGCCGGAGCAGGTTTGATGCCGACCAGCACAAGCTTGGCCTGGTCTTTTCCGTTCGCATCCCGACCCGCGACCACATCGAAATCGCAAAGCACCGGCAAGCCACCCGCGGGGAAACTGTGTTCCAGGTGTTCCCATTTTTTGAACTCGGTCGCATCGCCAAATTTGTGCGGAGTTGTCACGGATCCGATAGCGCGACCTGATCCGCTTTTGGCCATATCTGCCGGAAGATAAAACGTCGTGCTGCTGTAGGCTTTGCCGTCAAACTCACCGGCTGATTCCTTAATGCCAAAACAGACAGAAGGTTGATTTGTGAACTTCATTTTGTGATCCTTAATTCGCCCTGGTTGCAGTTATCCAATCACCGGGCAGCGATTGACTGAGAACATGTATGGATGACCTTTTTCATTCAGTTTTCCAGCCACCGGCACCAAAACAAAATCATTGATTTTTTTCAGTGCTGGCTGAAATTGAGCCTTGATTTGTTCGCGTGAGAACTTCGCAAGGCGACCGGGCAGCTTTTGATTTGTCAGGATGGAGAGAAACTCGTTCTCGTCCAGGTATTCAAAAGCCAGCGCCAAGTTTGAAGCAGCCGTGTTTTTGATCCAGCGGACCGCCCTGGAACATTCTGCAGAAACGGTTTCAATAGGCAGACGAACATTACAAGGCACTTTTTCAGCACCGGACACCGCCGACGCTTGCAACATAACAGACTCGTGCCAATCAGAGGCACCGGCAAAAAAATCATCAGGGCGACGCAGCAACTCAGAGGAGAGAACACGCAACTTATTACCGTATCTCAATTCAAACCGCACCCAATCAGACCCGGCTTTTTCACCGTACAACTGGTCGCCTTTTTCATAAACATTGGTAATTTTTCCCGCCTCACGTGATCCGATATAAACAGAACGGTCGTGCCCGTTTTCCCAATCACCAACCAGGTTAAATTTCAGCTTTCTACCGCCGACATTGCACAGACCATCCCGGTAGTCAACACGCACGCGCTCGATCCCGCCTGGGTATCCGTCAAAAAAATCAAGCGCCAGATCAGCCCTGGTCAGCGTGGCCTCGCACTCGTCAATCAGATCAGCAAGGCGATCACGCCAACCAGCTTCCGCAAACGTGCAAGCAGTACCAAAGATGTTTGCATGAATCGTGGCAGCTTGCTTAGACTGCCGTGGGCTGTCAGAACTGGACAGGAAACCAACCCAAGCACATTCGGCCCCGTTAAGGGTGATAGACCACCGATATTTGTAAAAATCCATGCCTTTTTTGGGCTGGTCTTCAACCTGGAAAGCAGAACCCAAGGCCGCCGCCACCTGGTGAGCTAACTCGTTGGAATGGGCCGTAGCGTGAAACTCGGAGCCGTGAAAATCAGACAGCGAACGAATCCGCATTTTTTGATTGAATTCCAACTCAGGAGAATCCCAACGGGTAAAAAGAACCTCAGCGCCAGGACAGGGAGCGGCACGCAGAGCACAGGTAAAACGCACCCAATCCACATGAACAACATTTTGTGTTTCCTGACGTTCAGCCACAAGGCGCAATTTCACGGTGTCACCGTCAAGCACCAGGGGGGAGAGGGACTGCTTAGCCATTTGATCGACCGCTCACGATAGTTGAGGTTATCCCCGTATTACCAACGGGGTGCGCTTCGCGGTGCCGCGCCTCGTGGGTCGCAAGCTCGCCCCGGTCGCTGCACCGCGAAGGCAAAAGCCGCAGACCATGCGCCGCTAATTCCTGAGCCTTCAAAAATTCTGCAATTTCTTGCCAGGCATGGGGGTTACCACGTTGACGGATGAAAAATAATGCCGCAGACTCCCAAGCATCGCCGGACATAGATACAGGAAACGTTTCCGAGATGGTTTCCACCTGCCCGGGCGTAGGCCCTGCAAGGTTTACGCCACCTTTAAGGGCAGGTAGAAACTGCTGAATAGGTTGAAGCATTGCAGGGCCTTTTGAAAATCTGTCAAAATTTGACAGGGAGTTTTGCTAAACAGTGACCTTTAAGGACACATGCGCCGATGTTAACAGTTTTCCCTTGTTTTTCCTGATTAAAATTATATTTATTTATTTTTTCATTGTAAAAAAAAGCGCCAATAGACAGGGCAGGGCGTTGCCTTCGGCCCGGGCTCTATTGCTTCGCAACTAAGCCAACAAGTTGTCTTAGCCCATTCGGGTAACGATCCCTAACGCGGGGGCAGGCTGCTTTTTGACGCCGCGCACACGTTACCCTGATTCCGTCGCTTTCTTCCCGAATCCTGAAACGATGACCGGACGAGCTTACCTCGTCCTATTTCGGCTGCATGGGGGTATTCATAAAGCTTACGCTTTACAAAGCTTCCCCCATACATCCGAAATTCATAGTTTCCGGAATCGTCCAGGCGACGAACTCAGGGTAACGGCAAATAGCACGGCGGCAAAAAGCAGCCAGCTAAACCCCAAGAGGGGAAGGCTCGGAATCTAGGGACAGGCTTGTAGTAAGGAGAAAACATCATGGCAATCTGCAAAAGTTACACGAAAAACCCGGACGCACTCAGACTGCAAAAGGAATTATTCGCACCGACGTTCGGCAAGCATTACACGATCTTGTCTCGCTTGATGCAATGCGTTTGCCAGATCAAAGAGACCGCGCCAAGTTGGGTCATCGAGACCAGGAAGAAAGCCGCCGACCTGGTGAAATTTTGGAAAAGCTGCCAGGTTGAAATACTTGGAAGCTTGAATACTGTCAGTGTGAGTTATTAATTTTTAAAAGGTCTACCATGCAAACCACCGCAACAAAACACAACCCGTTCCCGTTCGTGATCGTGACCAGCCCAGGCCAGGACGGCGAATACTTCTGGAACGACTACGCCACATTCAAAGAGGCAAAAGCAAATTTGCGCGAAGCAAAAGATTCAACAGGGGAAAAATGCGACATCATGCGCCGCCTGGATGACGGTCGCCTAACAACAGAGTTTTAAGCCCAGGCAAACAGCCTGCAGCCCTGCCAGGTGGCGCACCTGGTGAACTTTAGGAGTCGATCGTGAGCAACATCAAGGTTACAG